AAATCTGACATCATCAAACATCTTTCTCCCGTCCGTCCGAATCGCTCTTTTCCTCGCCATTTTGATACTTCCAGACATTCTGCTTGCCATTCAAGAGCCGTTTTAAGTTAATGACATTGTAGCCCTCCCCCCCTCCTTGCAGGGGCTTGGGCGGCTCCTACTGGAACGGTGTAGGGAACTCTTTCTAACTGCGTCGATTTTTTTCACAAAAGCATTGGGAGGTGATTCGGTGACAAAATCAAAATGGAAATCTCAAATCAAAAAAGCCTGCATTGCTATCAATACTTACAAAGAATCTTTTGATGGTGTGATTGATTCGCTGGCTGACATCCTTGAAAAACGTGACCAGACGTTAGAAACATATGACGGAAACCCTATTATAGAGCACACAAACTCTCACGGCGAAACCAACAGGACAAAAAATCCATCTTTGATGTTGTGGGATGAACTTAACAAGACTGCTTTGGCATATTGGCGTGACCTTGGGCTTACACCCAAAGGGCTAAAAAACATCGACGAACAAGCAATGAAAAAGAAAAAAACAGATACTCTTGCGGAGGTGCTAAAGAGCCTTGGCGACTAAACAATTTAAGCAGATTGCAATACAATATGCCGAGGATGTCGTCACCGGAAAGATTATTGCCGGAAATAATCTTTTGGAATGCAAGCGGTTTTTAGAAGATTTAAAGCGTGAAGATTTGGAGTTGCACACAAAAGAACCGGATTTGGTTTGCAACATCATTGAACGGTTTATGGTGCATAAGCAGGGCGAAAGCCTTAAAGGTGAGCCGCTTATGAACACGCCGATGTTGCTGCAGCCGTGGCAAGTCTTTACTGTGTATAATCTTGTTGGATTTTATTATACAGGGACAAAAGAACGCCGATATAAAGAAGCGTTTATTTTTATTCCAAGAAAATCCGGAAAAACCATGTTTATTGCTGCTTTAGCGTTTGCATTGGCAATTTTGGAACGTCGCTCTGGGTCTATTATTTACATCGTTGCAGCGTCGCAAAAGCAAGCATGCGAATCTTTCAACGATATTTTGTACACGTTGCGATACCGTGAGATGATTGATGATTTTAGAGTGCTTAACAACAACGCTGAGCACTCTATCAGTTATCAATTTACAGACGCAAACGGCAGACCAAATGGCTCTATACGTATTGAGGCGTTAGCAAGCAATCCAGATGCACAGGATTCCTTTAACTGCAATATTGCAATCGCAGACGAGGTACACGCTTTTAAAAAATCCGCACAGTATAACCGGTTTAAAGAGGCGATGAAAGCCTATACAAACAAGTTGATGATAGGCATTACCACCGCCGGAGATAACATCAACAGCTTTTGTTATCGGCGTTTAGAGTATGCAAAAAAGGTTTTAAATGGCACGGTAAAGGATGATACGCTTTTTTGCTTTGTATCCCAAGCGGAACAAGACGAGCATGGGCAGGTAGATTATACGTCACCTATCCAACACGAAAAAGCGAACCCGTCTTACGGCGTTACAATTAGACCAGCCGACATTTTGCAAGAGTCGCTTCAGGCACAAAACGACCCTCAACAACGCAAAGACTTTTTAAGCCGGTCACTCAATATTTATACCAGTGCTATGCGAGCATATTTTGATTTATCAGAGTTTCGTACATCGGATAATAAATACAATTGGACGATAGAGGACTTGCTGCGTATGCCGATTGATTGGTATGGCGGAGCGGATTTGTCCAGGATGTACGATTTGACCGCCGGGGCTTTATACGGGCACTATGCAAAGGAAGACGTTGACATTATCATTACACATGCTTTTTTTCCGGTCACAATGGCGGCAAAAAAGGCAGACGAGGACGAAATACCGCTGTTTGGCTGGGCGGATGATGGACTTTTAACCATGTGCAACAGTCCAACCGTCAACGCTGCTGACGTTGTAAACTGGTTCGTTTCCATGCGGCAGCGTGGATTTAAAATAAAACAAATCGGGCATGACAGAAAATTTGCGAGAGAATATTTTATTGAAATGAAACAAGCAAAATTTAATATTATTGACCAGCCACAATATTATTATTTAAAATCCGAGGGGTTCCGGCACATTGAACAACGTGCGAAAGACGGAAAACTGTATTATTTACACAACGAAGCATTTGAATATTGCGTGGAAAATGTGAGTGCAATTGAAAAAACGGACGATATGATACAATACGAAAAAATCGGGGAAACAAACCGGATTGATTTGTTTGATGCAAGCGTTTTTGCTTGTGTTAGATACTTGCAAAGCATGGAGCGTAAACAAAAAGCAAAGGATTGGTGGGGATAAAATGTTTTGGAATCAAAAAAAGAAAACACGGAATAACTCACCGGTTGCATTATTTTTATCCGACAGAGAAAATGATGCAATCTGCGTACCGGGTTATACAACATTAGACCGCTGTCCGGAAGTAATGACCGCTTGCAGACGCATTGCGGAATTGATTGGCTCTCTTACCATCCATTTGATGGAAAATACCGAACAGGGAGACAAGCGGATTGTGAACGCTCTCAGCCGAAAAATCGACATCGAACCGATGGCAAACATGACCCGGAAGACGTGGATGGAAGCAATCGTAATGAATCTTTTGCTATACGGAAAAGGAAATAGTATCGTAAAAGTACATACAACTGGCGGATATTTGAGAGATTTAGAACCAATTGCGGCGTCAAAAGTTTCTATTCCGGAAAGCGGTTCTTACTCTGTCATGATTGACGGGATTCCGTATAAATCGGACGAGATTCTGCATTTCGTACACAACCCCTCCCCGAATTGCCTATGGAAAGGGCGAGGCTTGCAAATATCCCTGCGACCGTTTGCGGACAACCTTAAACAGGCAGCCGCAACGGAAAAATCATTTTTATCCAGCAAGTGGAAACCGTCTGTCATTGTAAAAGTAGATGCGTTGACCGATGAATTTAGTTCGCCGACAGGAAGAAAGAAACTGCTGGCAGATTACGTAGAATCCAGTGAAGTTGGCGAACCATGGCTGATTCCGGCGGAACAATTCTCAATTGAACAAATCAAACCGCTGTCTTTGTCTGATTTAGCAATCAGCGACGTTGTAAAGCTAAACAGGCGGATGATTGCAGCGATTTTGGGCGTGCCGCCGTTTTTGCTGGGTGTTGACAGCTACAGTAAAGACGAGTGGAACGCTTTTGTAAATCACACTGTAAAGCCGATTGTGATTGGAATACAGCAGGAAATGACAAAAAAGCTGATTTTATCCCCAAACATGTACATCCGCTTTAATGTTTTGTCTTTGTTTGATTGGGATATAAAAACCATCGCTGACGTATTTGGCGGCTTGTCTGACCGTGGTTTTGCTACTGGCAACGAGGTACGTGACCGGATGGGCTTGTCACCAAGGGAGGGATTGGATGAATTACGAGTACTAGAGAACTACATCCCTTATGAGATGTCAGCGTATCAAAAAAAATTAGTACAGGGAGGGGAAAAAGAAGATGGTACGGAATAATGTCATGTATCGCACGATGCAGTCAGCACTTACAACGAGGGACGACGAAACAAACGAAGCCCCTGTAATTGAGGGCTATTTTGCGGTATTTGATTCTGATTATGATATGGGGTATGGCATGAGCGAGAGTGTTGCACCGGGTGCGTTTTCGGAAACGCTTGCCGGAGATGTCCGGGCACTTATTGACCATGACACCCGGCTTGTGCTTGGGCGTACAACCGCCCACACGCTGGAATTGAGAGAGGATTCTCACGGATTATGGGGAAAAATCTACATCAACCCAAAAGATAGTGAGGCGATGAATCTTTATGAACGTGTAAAACGTGGTGATGTGTCCCAGTGCAGCTTTGGTTTTGAAATTCTTAGTGAGGAAACAACTTTCCCGGCAGACGGGGAAATCCATTGGAGAATCACAAAGGTAAAGCTGTATGAAGTATCTTGCTGCACATATCCGGCGTATGAAGAAACCGGCATATCTGCACGAAAAAAAGACCGGGAACAAATCGAAAAGCGAAAATCAGAAGCGTGGAAATCCGCACTTTTGAAAAAACTGAAAGGGGAAAAATAAAAAATGCTGAAAGCACTGTTATTGCGAAACAAGATTGACAGCAAAAAAGCTGAACTGGCGGAACTCCGCACAGCCGCCGCAGAGTTGGAAAAACGGGAAAAAGAACTGGAATCCGACATCAACGAGGCAAAAACCGAAGAAGAAAAGGCGGTGGTTGAAAAGGCTGTCAACCAGTTTGAACAAGACAAGGCGGAAAACGAAAAGTCCATCAGCGAACTGGAAACGGAAATTGCTGACATGGAGAAAGAATTGGATGCCGTGGAACAGAAACAACAGACACCGCAAGCCGAGGGTAATTCGGACGATGAAACCAGAAAGGGGAATGTTAAAATGAAAACCAGATTGAAATTTTTTGGCATGAACGTACAGGAACGTGATGCGTTTTTTGCCAACGATGCTGTAAAAAGCTGGTTGGAACGTGTCCGGGAAATGGGCAAGAATCAGCGGTCTATTACCGGTGCTGAGCTGCTTATCCCGGAAGTTGCACTGGATTTAATCAAAGAAACCACGCTTAAATACTCTAAGCTGTACAAGCATGTAAATGTTAAGAGTGTGCCGGGCAAGGCAAGACAGAACGTAATGGGAGCAATCCCGGAAGCAATTTGGACGGAAATGTGTAGCACACTCAACGAATTAAACCTCACCTTTAACAACGTAGAGGTAGACGGTTATAAGGTCGGCGGATTTATCGCAATCTGCAATGCCGTGCTGGAAGATTCCGACATTGCCCTTGCAACCGAGATTATCTCCGCACTTGGTCAGGCTATCGGTTACGCATTGGACAAGGCAATCTTGTACGGTACTGGGACTAAAATGCCGCTTGGTATTGTCACCCGTCTGACGCAGGCTGCAAAGCCGTCTGGTTACTCTACCACCGCCAGAGCGTGGGCAAACCTTACCGCCAGCAACGTGCTTGCAATCTCTGGTAAAACAGATGCAGCGTTGTTTAAGGAATTGGTTATTGCATCCGGAAACGCTAAGGCAGATTACAGCCACGGCGAAATGTTTTGGGCAATGAACGAAAAGACATTTACAAAGCTGGTTGCAAATGCCCTGACCATCAACGCTGCTGGTGCGATTGTAACCGGGCAGAACGGAACGATGCCAGTAATTGGCGGAGCAATCGAAAAGCTGTCTTTTATCCCGGATGATGTAATCATTGGCGGTTATGGTGACTTGTATCTGCTGGCAGAGCGTGCTGGAACAGCTATCAGCCAGTCGGAACACGCAAGATTTATTGAAGACCAGACCGTATTTAAGGGAACTGCGAGATATGACGGCTTGCCAGTGATTGCAGAAGGATTTGTCGCAATCGGAATTGGCGGCACAAAACCAACTGCAAACGCAGTTACTTTTGCTGAAGACACGGCAAATAAAGTAACCGGAGAATAAATAATATGAACGTAGACCTGCTTACAATGCTAAAGGTAGACCTCGGAATTACCGCCGAGGCTTATAATGACCGGCTTTATGCAGATTTACAGGCGGCAAAAAGCTACATTGCACGAGAGGGAATCACGTTAAATGAGACCATCGAAGACGACCAGCTTGTCGTACAGTATGCAGCGTGGCTATGGCGGAAGCGTGGCGGAGATGAGCAATCCTCAATGCCACGGATGCTGCGATATTTGCTTAACAATCGGCTATTTTCCGAAAAAATGAGAGGAAATGACGATGGATGATGTAATTGAACTGGTCAAACAGCATTTATACAGAGATGATTGCGGCGTGGAACGATTGGCGGAAGAATCCAAAAGAACTGTGTTTTGTAGCGTGCAATCAGCGAGCAGAGCGGAGTTTTTTGCAGCAATGCAGGCTGGGTTAAAACCGTCATTTATTGTGCAAATCAATCCGATTGAGTACGATTGTGAGGGAATTGCCGTATACCATGAAAAAAGATATTTAATTTATCGAACATATCAAAAAAACATGGATGTGTTGGAATTGTATCTCAAGGAAGAGGTGGGAATACAAAATGACCTATACTGACATCGCAAAAATGATGGAGCAAATGCATTTGCCGTTTGCATATCACCATTTCGAGCGTGGCAAAGCACCGCCGCTGCCCTATTTTGTATTTTATTATGACGGGCGGAGCGATTTTTCTGCCGATAATCACGCCTATCAAAAAATCGTAGAGGTGACGCTGGAATTGTACAGCAACCAAAAAGATTTTAAATCTGAAAGTCAAATAGAATCCGTTTTAGAAAGAAATGAGATTGTATATGATAAAACGGAAGAATACATATCTTCTGAAAAGATGTTTGAACAGATTTATGAATTTGAACTGCTGCTGGAGGGGTAAACATGATAAAAACTATTCGCGTTGATAAGCTGGCGGACGAAATTATGAAAGAGTTGCAAGAATATAGCAATGCAACCAGCGACGACGTAAAAGCAGCAGTCAAAAAATCCTCTCAGGCAGTCAAAAAAGAACTACTACAAACTGCCCCAAAGCGAACGGGGACGTACAGAAAAAGCTTTGTAGTAACAAAAATCGAAGAAAATTCAAGCAAATTAAAAGTAGCCGTCCACTCTAAAAAGCATTACCGGTTATCACATTTGCTGGAAGATGGTCACGCACTCAGGCAAGGCGGAAGAACAAACGCACACCCACACATGAAACCAGCGGAAGAGCATGGAATCGAAATGCTTGAATCGCTTGTAAAAAAATCATTAGGGAGGAACTAAGCATGGCAACCGAAACTAAGAACAAGGTTAAATTTGGTTTAAACAAAGTATACTGGGCAAAAATCACCGGATATGATGAGGATGGCACTCCACAATATGCCGCCCCTGTACGTCTGCCGGGTGCTGTCAGCCTTAGCATTGACGCAAACGGTGAAACAGAACCGTTTTACGCAGACAACTGCGTTTACTACCTGTGTAACAATAACTCCGGTTATGAGGGAGATTTGGAAGTTGCGTTGATTCCGACCGATTTTGCAACCGAAATTTTAGGCGAAAAGCTGGATGCAAAGGGAGTACTCGTGGAAAAGAGCGATGCAGAAGTTTCCGAATTTGCACTGTTTTTTGAATTTGAAGGCGACAAAAAGAAAATCAGACATATCTTTTACCGCTGCTCTGTTGCACGTCCTGCAACAGAATCCGCAACCACAGAAGATACAAAGGAAGTCAAAACGGAAACTCTCAAGCTGTCTGCAACCGCATTGGATAATAACCTTGTTAAGTCAAAATCTTGTGAAAAAACAGATGCTGAAACTTATAACAACTGGTACAACGCTGTTTATATGCCAAGCTTTACAGCGGAAGAAAACAAAGCGAATTAAGGAGATAAAAAAATGGGAGTGTCAAAAACAATTACCATTGACGGCGTAGATGTACAATTTAAAGCGAGTGCAGCAATTCCTCGGCTATATCGCTTGCAATTCCGGCGTGATTTGTTTCATGATTTTGCTGATTTGCAAAAATCAGTTGACGATGAAAAAGAAAAAGACAGTGAAGCGTCCGGATTAAATCCAGAAATTTTGGAAACGTTTGAAAATGTTGCGTACATGATGGCAAAGCATGCAGACCCTAAAGGCGTACCGGGAACAGCGGAGGAATGGTTGGAACAGTTCTCCATGTTTTCGATTTATGAAATTTTGCCAGAGTTGTTGGAACTTTGGAACGCAAACTTGCAAACACAAGTCCAGTCTAAAAAAAACATCGCCCGACTGACCGCCCGATGACCACACCGCTTTTTTTGCTGCGGTGCGTTCAGATTGGCTTATCAATAAGCGACTTGGATTTTTTAACTATTGGACTTGTAAATGATTTATTTACAGAAAAAGAAAATGATGGCTATCCATATAGTTATCAAGCAACACAAGCAGATTTTGACAAATTTTAAAAAGGGGGAAGCAATATGGCGAGCCGTATCAAAGGCATTACCGTCGAAATTGGTGGTGACACCACTAATCTGGTAAAATCTTTGGAGGGTGTCAACAAAAATATCCGTAATACGCAAAGTCAATTAAAAGACGTCGAGCGGTTACTAAAGCTTGACCCTACCAACACAGAGTTGCTAACTCAAAAGCAAAAGTTGTTAAAAGCTGCTGTATCCGATACAAAAGACAAGTTGCAAGCCCTCAAAGCGGCAAGCGAAGCCGCAGCCAAAACAGCGGATAATTACGGGGCGTGGAAAACTAAATATGATGCAATACAAAGTGAAATTGAATCCACGACAACCGAATTAAAGAAACTGAAAAAGCAAGCAGAGAATGCAGAAAAGCAACTTGCTGACGGAAAAATCTCTCAAGAGAAATACGATGTTTTACAAAGTAAAATAAAATCAACAGAAACCGAACTTAAAGACTTAAAAGAAGCCGCAAAACAGGTAGATGATGAGTTCGGACATCCGATTTCCCCGGAACAATATGACGCGTTGCAACGGGAAATCCAGCAAACAGAAAACGACCTAAAGAAACTGGAGCAACAAGCAGGTGAATCCAGAACGGCGTTGGTTAAGCTGTCCGAAACCGGAAAAAAGTTTCAGGACGTTGGCGATAAAATCTCCGGCGTTGGTACAAAGTTGCTCCCGGTTTCAACGGGAATTGCCGCTATCGGAACACTTGCCGTAAAAACGGGAGCGGATTTTGATTCTGCGATGAGCAAGGTTGCATCCATTTCCGGGGCAACAGGTTCGGAAATTGACGCTCTCCGAGATAAGGCTCGTGAGATGGGCAGCAAAACGAAATTTTCCGCAAGTGAAGCTGCCGATGCGATGAGCTACATGGCTATGGCAGGCTGGAAAACCAGCGATATGCTTAATGGTATTGAAGGCATTATGAATCTTGCTGCTGCATCTGGTGAGGATTTGGCAACAACATCCGACATTGTCACGGACGCTCTTACTGCATTTGGATTAAAAGCAGAAGATAGCGGACACTTTGCGGATATTCTGGCAGCGGCAAGCTCTAATGCCAACACTAACGTCAGCATGATGGGCGAAACTTTCAAGTATGCCGCTCCAGTGTTGGGTTCTTTGGGATATTCTGCGGAAGATTCCGCTATTGCTATCGGGCTGATGGCAAACGCCGGTATCAAATCCTCGCAGGCTGGTACTGCTTTGCGTGGTGCAATTGTTAGCCTTGCTAAACCAACCGATACGGTATCCTCGGCGATGGAAAAATATGGGATTTCCTTGACAGATAGTTCCGGCAAGATGTATTCGCTTCGTGATTTGATGGGGCAAATGCGTGATAAACTGGGTGGACTTACAGAGGCGGAACAAGCACAAGCAGCCGCTTCGCTTTTCGGTCGAGAAGCGATGTCTGGGATGTTGGCAATTATCAACGCATCACCAGCAGACTTTGAGAAGCTGACAAATGCAGTAGATACTTGTTCCGATACGGTAGATGGATATAACGGCACGACCGAAAAAATGGCAGCCACTATGCAGGATAATCTTGCTGGGCAGCTGACCATTTTGAAATCCCAGCTGGAAGAACTGGCAATCAGTTTTAGTGACATTTTAATGCCAACAATCCGAAATCTTGTTACTCGGTTACAAACAATTGTCGATAAACTCAATCAATTAGACCCACAAACAAAGGAAACAATTGTGAAAATCGCTTTAGCGGTTGCAGCTATTTCCCCTTTACTTATTGCAATTGGGAAAGTAATCTCTGTTGTCGGAACGCTTATGCAAGCAATTGCAAAAATACCTAAAATCCTTGGCAGCATTAAAAATGGATTTTCCGCTGTTACGGGTGCTTTAAAGGTATCAACTGCTGGATTTGCCGCCGCTGTTGGAGTAATTGCACTTTTAGCAGCTGCGTTTGTACATCTATGGCAAACAAACGAGGATTTTAGAAATAAAATTATCAGCATCTGGGAGCAAATCAAAGGCACATTTACCGAGTTGACACAAGGTATTACCGACCGCCTCAACGCTCTTGGGTTTGATTTTGATGATTTTGGTGAGGTTGTAAAAGCGGCGTGGGATGGGCTGTGCAATCTGTTAGCTCCTATTTTCGAGGGTGCTTTTCAGAATATCTCCAATGTCTTTTCCGAATTTACCGGCATTCTTCTGGGATTGCTGGACGTTCTGATTGGTCTGTTTACTGGCGATTGGGAGCAGTGCTGGAATGGAATCAAAGGGATTTTTACATCTATTTGGGACTTTATTGTCAACACGTTCCGCAACATTATGAATACCCTGAAAGGCATTGCAGATGTGGTGCTGGGGTGGTTTGGTACAGATTGGGAAACTGTCTGGACATCTGTAAAAACGTTTTTCACAAACACTTGGACAAATATTCAGACGTTCTTCTCCAATACACTGACCAACATCAAGACGTTCTTCTCCAACATCTGGACTTCCATTTCTACAACTGTTACCAACGTTCTGACCACAATTCAAACAACAGTAACCAACATTTTTACCGCAATCCAGACGTTTGTAACAACAATCTGGCAGGGCATTTATACATTTTTTAGCACAATTTTTAATGCAATTTATACAGTAGTATACACTGTATTTAATACGATATATACAGTGATTACAACTGTGTGGACAACTATCTATACAACATTAGAACCGTTGATTAACGCTTTCGGGTATTTGTTCGAAACGATTTTTGAAGCGATTCAAATTGTCGTTGGAAGAGTTATGGACTGGATTTCCGAAAAAATTAGTGCTATTTGGAATGGCATTGTTGATTTTATCACACCAATTTTAGAAAGTATTCGGGACTTCTTTTCTGAAATCTGGACGGCTATCAGCGATAAAGTACAAGAAAAGCTGGAGTTTATAAAAAATCTTGTCGAAACCATTTGGAATGGAATAAAAGATTTTTTAGAGCCACTCTTAACTGCTCTACAAACAACGTTTACAAACATTTGGGAGGCTATTCGGTCGCAGATTGATGCGGTATCCAATGCAATCCGTTCCCTCATTGAGCGGATTTGGAGTTCTATTTCTGGGACGATTTCTTCTGTTATGGATAGCATCCGAAACACTTTTTCCAGCATTTGGGACAGCATCTCGGATAAAATATCGTCTGTTGTAAATGGAATTAAAACAAATGTATCCAACGCATGGGAAAACATCTATGACAGTATCTCCAATCTTATGAGCCAGATTAAAAATAAGATTTCCGATATTTGGGACGGTATACACGACGGAATTTCTGACAAAATCGGCGACATCCGAACAACCATCGAAAACGGACTTAACGGTGCAATTAACTGGATAAGAGGACTGGCTTCTGATGCGTGGAACTGGGGCAGCGATATTATCTGGGGCATTATTGATGGTATTCAAAGTGCTATCGGCTGGCTGGCGGATTGTGTCACCAATGTTGCCGATATCATTCGGGATTTCCTGCACTTTTCTGTGCCGGATAAAGGTCCTCTGACAGATTATGAAAGCTGGATGCCGGACTTTATGCAAGGGCTGGCTGACGGAATCAATAAAAGCAAAAAGATTGTAACGCAAGCAGTCGCTGCGGTAGCAGATGGGATTTCCGTGTCTATGCAGGGTAACTTGCAGATGGATGCTTTAAAAAGCGAGCAAGGCTCTGCCGGAGCAACAACGACTGTTATCAACAACGACAACAGCCGCACCATCAACCAGACCAACAACAGTCCAAAGGCTCTCACTCGACTGGAAATCTACCGGCAAACGAGAAACGCAATCAATGTGTGAGGTGTTTTATGCGATTTACGCTTATCATCGAAAATGCAGCTGGTGACCGCATCAACATGACTGCCACCGCAAATAAGTACATGATTTCTAAGATTGACGGATTGTATCCCCCTGCTGGGACGATTTCCACATCTTCCTATGCGGGCATGAACGGCAGCTATCTGAATAACGCCTTTGTCGAAAAGCGGAATTTAGTGTTGTCATTTGAGATGCGAGGCTACGGCAGTAACATCGAATTAAACCGCCACGCCCTCTATCGGGTTGTGAAAACCGCTCAATATCTCAAGGTGTATTATCGCACAGTCGGGATTGATGTTTACACGGAAGGGTATGTCGAGAGCTGCACCGTGACCAATTTCAGCGAGTTGGTCAACGGGCAAATCAGTATCATTTGCCCAGACCCCTACTGGTACAGCATGCAGCCCATCTATGCATACAGTCAATCCGTATTTGGAGCGTTTCACTTTCCCTTTCCGGAAAGCGATGAACCGTTTCCGTTGGGCGTTTACAGCACAGACAAAACTTTGTCCATCTTCAATTCTGGCGAAGAAGTAGGAATCCTGATTACCTTAGAAGCCGCCTCTGGCGAGGATGTTCCGAATCCCGTTACAACAGCAGTTGCATTGTATGATGACGATACATCAACCTATTTCCAGCTGCGATTGGACATCTTACCCGGCGACAAAATCATCATCAATACCAAACAAGGGCAAAAGTCGGTTACGCTGGTGCGAGATGGTGTAACAACCAACATCATCAACTGCATGACCTCTGGTTCAACGTGGTTCACGCTCCGCAAGGGGTTAAACCGGTATCGGTTGAGTGCACCAAAATACATCACCGCAACCATCCAGCACACAGATGCGTACTTAGGAGTGTAAATTTATGCTAATTGAGGTTTATCAAATGACCGCCGCCGAAAACACGGTATCTATCACCTTAGAGGCGGTCTGCGATGCGTTCTCAAGTTTCCTTTGGGACATCGAATATTTTCAATGCGGGCAGTTTGAATTGTATATTGCTGCTACGCCGGAAACCGTTGCTGTCTTTCAAACAGGTCGCTTAGTCGGCAGAAAAGACGATACGGAACACTATGGATTGATTGAGTCTGTCCGGATTCAAACGGATGCGGAAAACGGCGATTATCTGACTGTAAGCGGTCATTTTCTCATGATTTTGTTGTCTCGTCGCATTATCTATCCAACGATGGTAATCAAAGAGCAGACCAGCTATGGTGAGATTATACACACCGCAATTCAGAAAAATTGTTTGCAGCAAAACGAGCGTTTTCTTCCGGGCTTGCAGCTCGGCGAAATCACTGGCGACTGCTGGAAGCAAGAAACCCACTTGCAAATCAGCTATGCAAACCTGATGGAGTGGATTTATAAAATTTGTGAATTGGTCGGCGGAACGGCGAACATCTCCCTCGTTGAAACAAAACCAAACAGCCGCAATTATCAAATGGTGTTTACCCTGTCGGAGGGTGTTGACCGCAGCATTTTACAAGACACCTATCCGCATGTGATTTTTTCGGATGCGTTCCACAATTTGCTAACCTTTGACTATCTCAGAAACGCAGCTGCACAGCAAAATGCAGCTTACACGTTAGGGGCTGGCGAGGGTGAGGCTCGTAAACGTGCATTTTGCACCCTCGACCCAGAGCCGACACGCTGGGAACGGTATGAGGTCTATGTGGACGCTCGTGACCTGTCCGAAGAAACACAAAATGATGCAGGAGAATCCGTCACCATCCCAGAGGACGAATACTTGAAAATGCTGGAAGAACGAGGACGGGAAAACTTGTCCTCAGTGGAAGAAATCAGCGAATCCAGCATCACCGCAACCGCACCGCAAGAGCAGTATCCGCAGGATTATCAGGTCGGCGACTGGGTGACGGTACAGCAAACCCGTTTTGGTTTGTCGCAAAATCGCATCCGACTAATCGGCATGATCGAGAGTTTTGACCAAAACGGCAGGAGTTTGACACCTACTTTTCAGGAGGGATGAGTATGGCTTTTTCATACGGTTTTTTCAATGCAAAGAACTTAGACCGGGTTTATACAGCAGAACATTTTACCAGTTATCTATCCAGTATCATTTGTGACGGGATTCAGGACACTTACGGCGAGTGTTTTTCGATTACACCAGCAGGTGGGTTTCAGCTTCGGATTGGAAGCGGCAAAGCTTGGATTCAGGGACACTATTTTCAGAACGACAACGGTTATATCTTAGACTTGTCGCAGTATGCAGATAGTTCCCTGCCCCGCTATGTCACCGTCGGTATCTCATGCGACACGCAAGAATCTGTGCGGAGCGTGCAAATCGAGGTGCTTGCAGGTACGCCAGCCGTTGCCCCGTTTATCCCGTCTTTCAGTAACAATGACACGAAAACCACACTGACCCTCTGTCAGGTGCGAGTCAATGGTGGGTCGAGTGGTATTACCGCATCCAACATTACAGACTGCCGGGACGATGAGGAGTTGTGCGGTTATTGCCGCTGCATCCTCGGCAAGTGCAAGGTTACAGAGATGCTGGTAAAAATGACACAGCTAAAAGCAGACATGGATGCATTAAAAGCACGGGAAGATGCACAGGATAGCAAGATTGCATCGTTGGAAGAAAAGCTAAAAGCCTTTACTTCTGATGTAGTTGCAGCTGGGCAGTGCGGTGAAGATGTCTATTATATCCGCTATGCAGACGGTCATGTTTTGCTGCAAGGCTCTGGTGCAACCTACGACTATAGCGATGAAAGCACGCCAAAATCTGTATTTTACAATATGCCAGAAATCAAATCTGTAATTGTGCAAGAAGGCATTACGAAGTTGGGAAATGCCCTTTTTTACCGCTGCCAGAATATGCAGACGATTTCACTTCCTTCAACATTGACCGAGTTGGGATACCGCATCTTTGCACAAGGCTCCGGCGGATTCCAATCTTATGGGGGACTAACAGAACTGACTCTTCCGGCAGGCATACAAAAACTTGGCGGAAATGCTCTGCGGCAAACGAATATTACAGAACTCGTCATTCCCGCCCGTGTATCTGTAATTGAAGATTATCTGCTTTCTACATGCACGAAATTGAAAACCGTTCGTGCAGAAAGTAGTGTGCTGGGTTCTTTTATGTTTGTACAGTGTACAGCGTTAGAATCTCTTACGATTTCTACAAACTGCAAAACATTCGGTTCTAACATGCTGACGTACTGCGAGAGCCTAAAAGTCATCACTTATGAAGGCACAAAAGAACAGTGGAACGCCATCACAAAGCCCACTAACTGGATGACATCGGATGCAAAAGCCAACTACCACAATGGCTATTTACAGCGAATCAATTGCATTGATGGGGCTTTCGTATGGGATACCGAAAGCAAAGAATGGAAGGAGGAAACCGCATGATGAAATTTTTCGTGCAGAAACAGCGAATAGAACTGCTGGAACGGGATGCCATTGCAGCGGATCAGATTGCCTTTGTACCGCTGCACTTTGTGTTTGACGGAGCGTGGGAAGGGCTGCATAAAGTCGTACAGATTACGCAGTGTTGCGAAACCTACAATCTGATTTTAGGCACGGATGGGAAATCCTGCCTGCTCCCCTCTGAATGCAAAGCCGGCACAATTAAGCTGAGTGTGTTCGGGTATGCTCCTTCCGACACGAAAGCTCTCCGTGCAACGACCATTCCGGTTTCTCTCCATATCAAACCTTCTGGATTTGTTTCTGACAGTGTGACACCCATTCCCCCAACTCCTGACTTATACGCTCAGCTATTACAAGAACTGGAGAAAAAAGCTGCCGGACTACAAAACGGGAAAGATGGGAAAGATGGCATCTCCCCAGCGGTAACCGTGACAGAAACGGAAACAGGTGCAACCATCTCCGTGACAGACGCAACCGGTACAACGACCGCAGAACTGCACAACGGTGAAAAGGGCGACACGGGCAGCCGTGGAGCAGCCGGAAAATCTGCCTATGAAGTCGCCTTGCAGAATGGATTTACCGGAACAGAAGCAGACTGGCTGACATCCTTAAAGGGACAAAAGGGAGATGCCGGCGAGCCGGGAGCAACCGGGGCAAAAGGTGACCCCGGAGAAAAAGGCGACGCCGGAACACCCGGCAAGGACGGCGTAAACGGCAAAGACGGGACAAACGGGGTTGACGGCAAGGATGGTGCAGACGGTTACTCCCCAACAGCAACCGTTACAGAAACAGACGCCGGGGCTGTTATCTCTATTACCGATAAAAACGGAACAACGACAGCAACCATCAAAAATGGAACAAGCGGAGAGACTGCCTTTTGGGGCGATTACACACCGGGGGGTGAAGAGGGTGAATCAGCGAAATACTGCACCGCAAAGCTGGTTACAGTAACAGGCAAGCAAACATGGCAGGTATTGCCGTCCATCAGTACGGTATCTCACAACGCTCTGGATATTGTGCCAGACGGGTTGTTTGTGCTGGATTTGTCGCCGGATGTGGATACACTCAAAGCGTCTGCACATACGCATGACAATAAAGATTTTTTGGATGGTATTGAGGCTTACTTAAACAGCACCTATTCCAAAGTGACTGCGGAGCGAGAGGCAGCGGACAACAGCCTTGCAACCCGTATCAAAACTTTAGAGGATAGCGTCGGCGATCTATCTACAGCCCTTGCAGTGATGGTGGAGGTGTAACATGGCGGTGACAATTACAGAGCAGCTGACAAAACTAAACCAACTGCGGCAGCAGCTTGCAAAGAATCTCAACGCAAAAGGTGTGACGGCAACAGCCACAGAAAAATTTAATGCACTCGTGCCAAAAGTTTTGGAGATTTCCAGCGGCGAAACTCCGACCACAACCGTGTTATATGACGCAACCCATCGGGACAAGGTATCTTTGCTTTACAACGGTACGATTTACAGCGTGGCAGATTTTACAGCGATTTACGCTGATTTTTGCAGTGAAAAAAATGGCTATGCCTTGAACTATGGCACTGCCATTTTTGGGTGGGATTATAGCTGCTATACATGCTGTACATCACCAATCAGCGTGACAGCATCCACGCAAATTGCAATCCGTTTTCTTGCTGGCAGTACCGAGGTTGGCATTTTACGCTTGGTACAGTCTGACACCGGCACAGCTGCGGACATCCTTGCCAAAGCACAGACGGAAGGCAGTTATACGGACTTGCCTTTGCAGTGGCTGTACAGCACGGACTATATCACAACGCTGACGCCCTGCGAGGGCGTAACGGCAGGCACTTACTATTTGGTGTGGGTCGGTCGGAGCAACAACAGCCATCCGCTGATTCAATCTATCACAATTTTGTAAGGAGGGAAAAATACAATGAATATTATTGAAGCAATGGAACAGCTGAAAGCAGGAAAAGCCATCCAAAGAACAGGCTGGGGCAACGCAAAAATTCAGGCAGTGCAGCTGGAAAACGGACAGTATCAGATTTTTGCAAGTGGAGATTTGACCCCGGAAATGTTAGTGCTGCTTTCCGGTGATTATGAAACGAAGGAGGAAGAATCGGTATGAGAAATTGGAAACTTTGGGCGAAAGCAGCAGCTGTTCGAGCAGTCAAAACCATGGCACAAACCGCCGTGGCAACGATTGGCGTAGCTGCCGTGATGCAAGATGTCAACTGGATCGCCGTGGGCAGTGCGGCTCTGCTGGCTGGGGTGTTGTCCGTTTTGACCAGCGTTGCTGGACTGCCAGAAGTCGAATAAGGAGTGCAATATGGCAATTCTTACATACAAATTTGATGACCAAACACAGCTTTCCCCGCATTTCAATGCACGTGAATTCCGGTGTCAGTGTGGAAAAACTCATGAAACTTTGATTGCATCTAAACTGGTCGACAAGCTGGAAGCCCTCTATACCGCCCTAAACTGTAGCAAAATCATTGTGACAAGCGGTTATCGTTGCCCAGAACACGATAAGGCTGTAGGCGGTACAAGCAGCGGTCAGCATACCAAGGGCACTGCTGCGGATGTCTGCTGCTACAGGCAGGATGGTCAGCCAATCAGCAGCAAAACGGTATGCTGTAAGGCTCAGGATTTAGGCTTTACTGGCATCGCTAACATCACAAGTAGTTATCAGTACACACATTTGGACGTGCGGACGTCCGGAAAATGGTATGGTGACGAAGTGTATGGAAACGGAACTGTAACAGATGATTTTTACAAGTATTTTGGCATGGAAAAGTCAGAGCCTGAAACAAAAAATCTCTTAAAAGGGATTGACGTATCCTATGCACAGGGCGTGATTGATTGGGAAAAAGTAAAAGCATCTGGGTTGGTAGATTTTGCGATTCTGCGGGCAGGCTATGGCAAAGAAACTTCTCAGATTGATGACCAATTCAGTCGAAACTATACAGCCTGCAAACAGCTGGGTATTCCGGTCGGTGCTTACTGGTACAGCTATGCCACCACTGCTGCCGAAGCAGAGCAAGAAGCAAACGTCTGCCTGCAAACAATTCAGGGAAAACAGTTTGAATATCCGGTTGCGTTCGACATTGAGGAGGCTCGCAGCCTTCCACAAGCCGATGCCCTCAGCACCACATTTTGCACTGCATTGGAAAATGCCGGTTATTATACGGCAATTTATACATTCAAATCTGCCTTGGAAAGTAATTTCAGTGCGGCAGTCAAAAATCGCTATGATATTTTTCTATCCCATATTGGCGTACAGCAAACAGATTATGCTGGGTCTTATGGACTATGGCAGTATAGTTGGACGGGCTGTATTCCAGGCATTTCCGGCGATGTGGATTTGGATTATGCATACAAGGATTACCCGACTATGATACAGAAGGCTGGATTGAATGGCTTCACAAAAACAACACAACCGAATGAACCAGAACCAGAGCCAACACCTGAACCAGACACCGAAGAATCCACGTTGCAACAGATTCTGAAGCACGTGGCTTCGCTGGATGAAAAACTATAGTATTCTAAAAGTTGTTGATAGCACTAAAGCACAATTACATGCTAAAAAATAGTGTTGAAAATGAACAAAAAAATAAAAAAAGTTTGTTTATTTTGACGGTTGTTTTTATGCTGCTTTTTTAGTATAATATAAGTAATAGAACCCCGCACACCTCTCCACGATGTGTCCCATGCGGGGGCTTTTAATATATAAAGGATGAAAAAAATGCAAATCAAGGAACCATTCAAATTATGCCAACAAATCGAAAAATTAAAAAGTAAAGGATGTTGTATTGATGATGAGAATAAAGCAAAACAAATTTTAAACCAAATAAATTATTATAAATTGTCTGCTTACTTTTTGCCGTTTAAGAATCCAGACGGTTCTTACAAATTTGACACTAGTCTCTATAAAGTATACAAAATATACGAATTTGACAAAAAAGTAAGTGCTTTTCTATATGAAGTTATTCAAGAAGTAGAAACGTTCATAAAGGCTCAAATTGCCTACGAACATGCAAATAAGCATGGTGCAACTGGATATTTAAATTCTGATAATTTTATGGATTCGCAAAAAGCAAACCATAATAGACTTTTAAGCTTATTAGAAGATGAAATAAGCAAGAATAAAAAAGTTCCGTTCGTAAGTCATTATCTACAAAAATATAATGGCACATTTCCTTTATGGGTAGCGGTAGAACTTTTTTCTTTTGGAAATATATCACAGTTTTATTCACAAATGCTATCAAGTGATAAAAAAATAATTGCTAATGTGATTTCAAAAACAACAGGAATTACTAGCAATTGCAATCAAATTTCAAGTTGCCTCAAGTGTTTAACTCATTTAAGAAATATCTGTGCTCATTTTTCTAGAATATATTATTTTCAGTTTACATCTGTTCCAAATTTGTCTAAAGATTTAATAGAGCGAGCATTTGCAAATGGAATTAAATATATGTATTTATATACATATTTATTTGTTATTCGGTCATTGTATCCAAACCCGTCTAATTGGAAAAATATTATCACTAATTTACAGGCTATCATAGAAAAATATAACGACTATATAGATATTAAGTGCATTGGATTTCCAGATAACTGGGAAGAACAGTTGCTCTTCGTTTAA